CGAGGATTACATTATTGGGAAGTAGGAACTTTAAATCTTACTTTGACCCAGGGAGAGAAAGAATTTAATTTTTATAGATACCCTTCAGACATGCCTACAACGGGCGCTGCAGCTTTACAAAAATCTAATGGACTTGATACCACTCTAGACGGAGCAATTAGCAGTACCAGTGCTACAAGTGGAATCACTTTGGATTCTATTACTGGAATGAATAACCAAGGTACTATTAGAATTGGTACTGAAGATATAACCTATGTAGGTTTTAGTGGTAGTGAATTAACGGGTGTAACACGTGGAGCTCATAGTACAACAGCAGCAACCCATTCTGATGGCGCAGCGGTTACTAATTATGTTCCAGGTTTCTCGGATATAGAACAATGTTCATTACGAACAAATATGGCAGGGAACACTCAATCGGATGCGGCTTTAGGTAAAGTCGATCGTTCTACTTATTCAGGGTATGCCAATAAAGAATCCGAAGGCACCCCTAGTAATTATTGGGTTCAAAGATTTATCGATAGAGTGACGATGACTATTTATCCTACTCCCGATGCAAGTAATGCCGCTAAAAATTTACACATCTTTTTTGTTAAAAGAATTCAAGACGCAGGAACATATTCCAACGCGACTGATGTTCCTCATCGTTTTATTCCTTGTATGGTTTCGGGACTCGCTTATTATTTATCACAAAAATTTAGAATGGAAAAAACACAACCCTTTAAATTATTATATGAAGATGAATTGGCACGAGCTTTACAGGAGGATGGATCAGCAGCGAGTACGTATATAACACCGAAAGCTTATTATCCTAATATCTAATGCCAAAATATGCATCAGGAAAACATGCACTAGCTATTTCAGATCGTTCAGGTTTACAGTTTCCTTGGAGAGAAATGGTAACGGAATGGACTGGAGCTTTTGTTCATGTTTCTGAATACGAACCTAAACAACCTCAACTTAGACCTAAAACTTTAAGCGCGGATTCTATATCCCTGAGTAAGGTAAGACCCGCACGAACAGCTTTTCCAACGCCAACTATTTTACCTAATAATCCTTTTACTACTGAAGTAGGAACTACTGTTACGGTTACTCAACCTAGTCATAATTTTTCAAGTGGAGATGCAATAAGATTTAGAGATGTACAACAGGCTGTGGGAGGAGTTTCTATTACTACTTTAGAATTAGAAACTACTTTAAATGGAGCTATTACGGCCGCAGCCACATCTTTAACTTTAACAGATGCTTCGGCTTTCCCAAGTTCAGGATATATCTATGTTCAAACTCAACCTACTGCAGCTCAAACGAGAGCAGGGAAAAATATTTTTACTCTTAGTGAAGTTATTAAGTATACAGGCAAGTCTACACATACTCTGACAGGTTTAACTCGAGGTTCTTCGGCGCCTCTTTATGGATTAACTCCTCAAGCTAGTACGGCAAATACTCATAATGATTTAGATAAAGTATTTGGATCTTACAGTATTACACCTATTGACATTACGGTTAATTATCCAGGTCAACCTTCAACCACGACCGTTAGCAATCAATATACTTTTGTATTGGCTTCAGCAGCGACAAGTGCTACAACAGGAGGAGGGTTTCCTTCTTTCGCAGGGCCCGTAGGAGATAGACCATAATGGCATACACATACGCAAATTTAAAAACAGATATAAGAAGCTACACGGAAGTAGATGATACTGTATTAACGGATGCTATTTGTACTACGATTACCAAAAACGCAGAAAACAGAATTTATAGAGAGGCGGATAATGATGATAACCGATTTTATGCAACTTCGACTTTAACCACTGGAAATAGGTATGTAACCGTTCCAAGTGATTTAAGAATTATTCGTTATGTTCAACTTGCTAATACTAATGTAAGTCCCACAGTTAATGTTTACTTAGAGAAAAAAGATACTTCTTATATGACCGAGTATTATAATACTCCTGATACGGCCTCGGGACTCCCTAAATATTATGGAAACTGGGATGCTACTTATTGGGTGGTTTCTCCTACTCCTGATGCAGCTTATGAAATTACTATGGCTTATATTAAACAGCCAGATAGTATTACGACTTCAGATTCAACGACAACTTATCTGAGCAACAAATATCAGGATTTGCTTTTGTATGGTTCTTTGTTAGAAGCATATGGATACTTGAAAGGTCCACAAAATCTGATACAGTACTATCAGCAATCGTATCAACAGGCCTTACAATCATATGCGATAGAACAACAAGGTCGTAGACGCAGGGACGAATATATGGATGGAGTTATTCGAACCCCTCTTAAATCACCACCACCAACACAAGATTAAGGAATAAAATATGGCAAATATTATACCAGACGCATTTAAATTGGAACTGTTATCAGGCACGCATAACTTTGCAAGTGGAGGAAATACCTTTAAAATTGCTTTATATGTAACAACCTTAGGTCCTCCCTATACAACTTCTTCAACTGTTTATAGTACGACCAATGAAGTTAGTTCTTCAGGGACGGGTTATGCAACAGGAGGACAAGCATTAGATGGTCAAGGCGTGAGTGTTCCAGGAAGCAACACCGCTACTGTAGATTTTACCAATGAAGTTTTTTCGAGTGTAACGTTAACCTCATTAGGTGCGGCTATTTATAATTCTACTAATGGTAACAAACTTTGTTTAGTTATAGATTTTGGTGGAAATAAAGTAGCAACTTCGGGAGATTTTACAATTCAATTCCCAGCCAATGCAGCATCAACCGCAATTATCCAGGTAGCATAAAATGGCCTTAGTAATAAATAATAGGGTAAGAGAAACAACTTCAACAACAGGCACAGGAGCCGTGACTCTGGGAGGAGCGGTCGGTGGTTTTCAAAGTTTTGCTGCGGGAATTGGAAATAGTAATACGACTTACTACGCCATTTCAATAAACAGTGAAAGCGAATGGGAAGTAGGATTAGGAACATTAAACTCAGATAGTTCAACCTTAACCCGAACTACTGTTTTGGAAAGTTCTAATAGTGATGCAGCGGTAGATTTTGCTGCAGGATCAAAAGAAGTTTTTTGTACATTGCCTTCAGAAAAAGCAGTTTATTTAGACGCAAGTGATGATCAGGTAGGAGGCTTTGCTAGTCTTGTTGCTGATACCACACCACAATTAGGAGGAAATTTAGATGTCAATGGACAGGATATCGTTTCAACTTCCGATGCGGATATTGATATTATTCCAAATGGAACAGGCGATGTTAATCTTGGAGCAGATACAGTTCAGGTTGGTGATAATGACGCTGATGCAACCATCACTACTCAAGGTACTGGAGATTTAACTTTAAACACAAACAATGGCACAAATTCAGGAACTGTGACAATCGCCGATGGTGCAAATGGAAATATAACCCTTACTCCCAATGGAACAGGGGATGTGATTCTTTCGGCAGATTCAGTTTCAGTAGGAGATAGCGGAGCGGCAGCAACCTTAACTTCTAATGGTGCTGGAACTTTAACTGTAACTACTGGTGGTACAACAGATTTAGTTCTTAGTACAAATAGTGGTACAGCTTCAGGAACTATTACAATTACTGATGCTGCTAATCAACCAATTACTTTAACTCCAAATGGAACTGGAGTTGTAGATATTCAAGGTTCAATGAACCCATCTGTATCTACGACAGGTAAAGCGTTGGTAATGGGGTTTTAAATATGATAGTTAATAAGAGAAAAAAATGGCAACAGAACTAAAAACAGATATAATCAGTCCTTCTACTACTAATCAAGTGGAAATTGAAGTAGCAGAAGAACAGATGGTTGTAGTAGATGCTAATGGCAACGTACAGGTAGCCACAGCATGGAATCCAAGTCTGTCAACGACTGGTAAATCATTAATCATGGGATTTTAATAGGAGGAAAATATGGCAAGTGAAGTAATGAAAGAAAAGTGTGTTAGAGCAATGACGAATGCTGAAAACACTTTATTAACAGCAGCATCAGGCAAAACTCTGACAATACTTAATATTACGCTTTGCGAAACTGGCGGGGCAGCGGAGACTTTTGATCTCTATGTAGACCCATTAGGTGGTAGCAACGATACTTATATATATAAGTCTCAAGCACTAGGGTCTAATGAAACTTTCGAACATAATGGGAGAATAGTTTTAGAAGCAACAGATGTGCTTTATGGTATTGCAGGTAGCAGTGCTGATATTGATGTCTTTATCAGTTATCTAGAACAAACCTTATAGTAAAAAAATAAAATTATGAGTGGCATCATAGGAAGCAATCTCAATATTAAAGGTTCTGGACTAGTTGCCAAACTTGGTACCGACGGACAAGTTTTAACCAGTTCTGGCGCTGGAGTGGCGGCAGCTTTTGAAGATGTCGCTGGTGGACTAACTTGGCAATCAGTAGTTACAGGATCAACCTTATCAGCAGTAACTGGAAATGGCTATTGGAT